ATGAATAATGAAAACAAAACAGTAACAATTGAAGATAACGTAATGTATTACTATTACGTGAGTGGTGTAAAGTATTGGACTCCAAGTTCAGTTTTCGCACAGTCACGAGCAATATTCTACGGTAACGAAAATGTTTACGTTGAAAAAATTAATTAAAAAAAGATTTGGTAGATTGAAAAAGTTTACTTATCTTTGTAAAAGAAAAGAGATAGACAAACATTAAGATACAAGTCTCAAAAAAAAATTAAAAAAGATTTGGTAAATCAAAAAACTTTACTTATCTTTGTAAAAGAAATCGGAAACGTCCGAAAATGTTCTTTGAATTATTGTATTATCCAGATTAGATGAAAGTAAATTCTTCGGAATTATGATAGTCTAACAAATGATAATCGGCCGTGTATGGTCGTTAAATAAACCACGAAAGTGGGATAAAGTGAATCTGCAAGTGTTAGTAGGTTCGCGTCTTGGGAAACTGAGGTCGAGTACACAAGTGGGATATCATCCGACCTTTAGTACTGAGGGCGACGCTTTAGGGAAAGTGGTTGGGTGGAATGGCAATGTGGATTGTCAGTCTGAGGAGGGAACTCCAATAAGAATTACCCATAGGTGTCAAGCAAAAAATGTGGTTTCCAATTACATGATTGCGGGTACCAATATAAGAGAGAACTTAAAACCGAAAGGTAAGATAGAGAACAAGTGGTGTTGCTACTATCCTTATTAAAGACTTACCAAAGTCTTGGTACGAAGTAATCTTAAAATATAGAGATGGGGACATCTCACAGAGTAGTTTGGTATATCGGTTTCCAAAAGAAAACGACTCCTTTAACGGACCACTACTTTGATTCATCCACACACGTAACTTATACTAAATTAAGTAAAATTAACTAAAAATAAGCAAAAGTGTCCGTTAGGTATCGGTGAAAGGTGACTACATAGTAATGAGCCGTTCATTGCACATGAAGACCGCAAGTCTGAGTGTATTCTTACCAAAAACCTCTATTCCCATAAGGAAAAGTCGGGGAGGCATCTTCGAAGAGAGTTGAGTAATGAGAGAGTAGCTGATATCTCAAGAAGTGATTGGTCTAACCAATCGTCACTGAGGAATACTTCCCAAAAAGAAGTGGATATGTGGGGAATTAATAATCCTACTAAAGTTTCTCATAAACAGGTGTAATCTCAGCCTTTTTTATAGCCAAATATTGTGGGATAGAGCAGAGGCAGCTCAAAAGGCTCATAACCTTTAGGTCGGAGGTTCGATTCCTTCTCCCGCTACTAAGTGACTCCGTATGTGTTTTTTTAAATCATAACACCCACCACGAGTTTAAACTGATGGAAACATAATGATTTGGGTGTTTGCGTGATTATCCTATCTTTTGACAACACGATTCTTCCTTATAGAAAGTATAACAAGTGATTAAGTACCGATATGTCTTTGACAAGACAACCTGAGGTTATGATGGTAAAAACTAGTTAAGACTGTTTTTAGGATGTGGATTTTGTTATAACCACACACCATTTTTAAGTCTTTAAATTAAAAAGGGTAGTAAACATACAGACGTTCAGGTCGTACACCAGTTACAACTCACGATAGAAGTTGGATAGAGATTTCACTAATCACTACCTCGGGTTAAACTTACCGAGTAACAAAGTTTAGGCTAAAAGTGGGAGATTTTGACTAGCCGTCTTAATCTCCCCTTTTTTTATTTCCTTTAATCAAAAACTCCATTATACTTTAATACCCTTGAGGTATAAAAAACAAAATCTTAAAATAATGGAAACATTTTATTTTACTTTAGGTGTCCTTTCGATTGTTGCAATAATTTTCATTGTTGCTCTTGTTTGGGGGTTAGTTAAGGTTGTTAGAACAAAAAAAGATTTGGAAGATTTCAGAATATCTTATGAGAGGGATTTAGATTCCAACCAAATAAGATTAGATGAGACTAGACGTGAATTCGAGACCACAGTAGAACATCTCTACAGACGTATCGATGAACTTCATCAGGAATCTAAAAGTCATACTGACAAACGAGCTGACCAACTTAGACAAATTTTGACAGAATCAAAATCCTAAAAAACAAAAAACCCCATCCTAAAAAGGTGGGGTTTTTTATTTATTTGAATATACCAACATTTCTACCTCTAACCCACCCATCGTTTAAATATGGGTTAATCTCAGTCTTTTTAATTTTTTTATTTTCGTTATTTTTAGTTATCCAACAAGTCCCGTATTGTGAATTTTTAATACCAATACCGGTCCCTTTCTTCACTTCACTCATTTTTTGTTTAGATTCATCTGTGTGAGTTTTCCCATTCCAATGGTAAAAATATTTTTTTTCTCGTTTACCTTCAAGAACTTGTTTTTTATAAGCATTACTTAATTTTTTTGAAAACTCTTTCCGAAATTCTTTATCTTGCATTTTTTTTAAAAACATTTCATTACCGGATTTAGAACATTTTAATCTATGTTCTTCAGAATAAAATGTTCCTCCGCCATAACCACCTGATTTAAGATTTATACAATTTTCATCTAATAATAAATCCGTATTAACAATTTCAATTTCACGTTCTTTTAAAGATTCTCTGTTAGGTAAAAACTCTAAAATAATTTTAGTGTGTTTATCCTTACCATACTTTCTAATTGAATATCTTAATCTTTTACCACTACCCATATACCCATCCTCTAAATTAGATGTACTGTGCATTCCAATATAGTATTTTTGATTAAAATTACAAGTGGTTTTATAGATATAGTGGATATGAGGTTTTTTTCTCGGCATTTTGTTCTTTTACTATAAATATCTCAAAATATAGTAAAAGAACAAAAATGTTAAGTGTGGAGATAGAGGGAATCGAACCCTCGTAGTTGTCCATAATGACTATTAAGTACTACATGCTTAGGACATTGTTTAATCTAACAATCCGAAATCCCACAGTTCCCTTATTATACAGTTCGGTTTACTGAGAACTAATCCTCTGCCATCTGATTATCCTCTGATTGGTTAGAGTTTGTACCTTTTCGGGTAGGTACCACACCTTGAAGACTTCTGTTCCTAGGTTATATGTCAGTCGACCCGTTGTTTTTTTCGCCTTAGGCTACTGAAACACTTTCCTCAGTACGGATTAATCCTACTGCTGAAAGTTTATTGATAACGTTGCCGTGTATCGGTTTGAACCAGTTTTGCGAGGTTAGCTCAGCCTCGACATGCCCCGAATAACCAACTATGTCAGTCAATTCCATGTTATCCCCATGATGTTAAAGAACTATTGTTTTACAAATATACAAATAAATTCGATAATAACAATTTTTTAAAGTATTTATTTGATATAAATATGGCAGAGACAGAGGAAAATAAAAACGAAGCTTATGACGGTAGTCAAATCTTCTATGAAGATGATAAGGTTATGTTATTAAAATGTAACACTCTTGAGTCCGCAAAATATTTTGGTCCTCCGTTTTTTTCTAAGTTTTATAACAGATATAGTGCTGCAGATAATTATATTATTGTCGATAAAGAAGGTGATTATCTTACTCCGACATTATCATATTTAATTCACAAACCACATCAAGGACCGATAGAATGTTATAACTATGAAAACGATAATTTAACAATTACAGATATCCTTGAAAGATTCCCTGAGATTACAGACAAAATTTATGACTTAATTGGTATTAGTGAGACCTATGATGCGTTAAAGAGAATTAGTAATGGGAAAGAAATTGATAAGTATAAGTTATCAAATATTGATGAATTAATTGGGGACTTTAAATTTAATAAAAATAATCCTGGTAAAAGTATGGTTACAATTAAATTTGATGACCATGAGGATTATTTTAAATTATTTGATTTAGGTGAAGGGGATTTATGGTTTCTAAAGGCTTTATTCAGTTCGTATCATTATGATTCAATAGGATTTTATCATAGTGATTCGGGAAACCAAGATTGGAATGAGGGTTATTTAATGAGGGACCTTAATGAGGAAAACATTGCGTTAATCAAACAAATTTTAAGTTATATTGACCCTAATCTTGTCAAACTTAAAAACGATGACCAATATCTGAAAGCCTCAGTATTATTGAGAGACACTTTTAGTAGACAAATTGAGAATATTGTTGACGATTATTCGAATGAAAGAGATACTGCAATGCAAACCGCGGCTGAAGAGGAAATACGAAATGAATTATGTGACCCATTCCAAAATTACGGGTTATTTGCCAAGTCAGGATGTTTTTACTCATATGTGACAACCGTTAATGTCTTGTTGGGTATGTACAATATTTCGAAAGAAAGACATGTGGACTTAAAAGGGATGTTATCGAAGATTGGTCATACATTGTCGGTAGGTCCATATGAGGACTCTATGTACGAATATGGTAGTGGCGAATTTGACATCGATTCTGTTAATAGAAACGCAAAGTATGAGTTAGAAAAAATATTAGAAGAAATTGAGGATAGTGATAAGTACCCAAATCTAATTAAATTTAGAGAGATGGTTGATAAGGTTTTATCACAATATGATTTAAATAAATATTATGATTTAAAAAGAGGAACTGACACCGAAGGATTTCGTATTACAAAATTAGACCCTGTGACTAATAAAATATTTTTAAGTTACCATAAATCAGGGTTAACACAAGGAAAATCCGAAGTAAGAAGTTATACTCTTGAGGAATTCCAAGATTTTCTACATAATCCTGAATTATTTGAAAATAAAATCTTAAACTTCCGAAAAAAAGCTTAACTTTGTGTTATGCGAAGAGACTACGAACTTTTAAAGAGTGTTTTGTCCGTTCCATCTAAAACGTACCAAGAAGAACAAATGGTTGAGTTTATCACCAATTGGTTATCTGAAAACAATATCCCGTTTTTTGTTGATGGAATGTCTAACATTTATGCCACAAAACAAACCGATGAAAATATCGAATATTTTCCATGTGTTGTTGCTCACACCGATACTGTACATAATATCGACACAATCAATATTCGTGAGGGATTATTACCAAACGCTCAGAATGAATTGAAACCGTCCTTAAAGGCCTATAATGATAAGGGTAACCCAACAGGAATTGGTGGTGATGACAAATGTGGAATTTATGCTTGTTTAGAGTTATTGAAAGAACTTCCTAATTTAAAGGCCGCTTTCTTCGTATCTGAAGAAACAGGATGTCATGGGTCAAGAAAGGCCGATAAAACATTCTTCACAAATGTTGGGTACGCAATTCAATTTGACGCTCCTGGCAATTGGATGGTTTCCGAATTTTGTATGGGGGTTCAATTATTTGATAGAGGTACAGAATTTTTCACATCTTGTGATGAGGTATTGACCGAGGGATTTGATAAAAGACAAAAATACCAATCTCACCCTTACACTGACGTATATGCGTTAAAACAACTTTTTGATTTTTCATGTATCAATTTTGCTATCGGGTACTATAAGTACCACACACCAAACGAATATGTTGTAATCGAAGATGTTTACAGTGGAATTGAAATAGGTAAAAAAATGATTGAGAAATTAGGGTATACAAAACATTCCTTTACACCTAAACCAAAAAATAGTTACACACTATTTGATTAAAAAAAAAGGGGAATTAATTTTCCCCTTTTTTCTTTTTAGTTTTTTTAACGGTCTTTAGTTTAACCTCAGTGTTGTCAACATATAGAACATAACTAACATCGTCAAGAACGGTTCCTTTTAAAACTTCTTCAGAAATAAAATCCTCAACTTTATCTTGGATTGCTCTCTTAAGTGGCCTTGCTCCATAGGACTCATCAAAACCGATTTCTGAAATTAACTCCAATATGGATTCATCGTAAGTTATGTTATATTTTAACTTAACTAATCTTTCACAAAGTTTATCCATTTCTAATTTAACAATTTGTTTAACCTCATCTCGTTTTAGTGTGTTGAATATAACTACCTCATCAATTCTGTTTAAGAATTCAGGTGCAAAGAATTTTTTAAGCTCCTTTTTCAACATGTCTTGTTTATATTCTTCCTCAACATAAGTATTTGTTGAAGATTTAAATCCGACACCTGTCCCAAAGTCCTGTAGTTTTTTGACCCCAATATTTGAAGTCATAATGATTACACAATTTTTGAAATTAATTTTTCTACCTAATCCGTCAGTAATATGACCATCATCCAACACTTGTAACAACGTTGAGAAAATGTCTTTGTTCGCCTTTTCAATCTCATCAAATAAGATTACAGAATAAGGTTTGTTTTTAACCTGTTCAGTTAATTGTCCTCCTTCATCATAACCAACATATCCTGGAGGAGCTCCGATTAAACGAGATATGGTATGTTTTTCTTGAAATTCTGACATATCCATTCTAATCAAATTCTCTTCACTACCAAACATTTCTTTAGCCAATTGTTTTGCTAAATATGTTTTACCAACACCTGTTGACCCCAAAAAAATGAATGACCCAATTGGTTTGCTAGGGTCTTTAATACCCAATCTATTTCTTCTAATAGACTTTGCAATTCTTGATACTGCTTCAGATTGACCGATAACTTTACTACATAGCCTTTCGTCTAACTTGGCCAATAATTGAGCCTCATTGGCGTTTAATTTAGATAATGGAATTTTAGTCATATTTGAAACGACTTCGTACACCAATTCGACAGTTACCTCTTTCTTTTGAGTTTGTAACTCAGACTCAAACTTTTTCTTTTCTGAATCTAATTTATCTAAAATTCTTCGTTCCTTATCTCTTAAACTTGCCGCCTCTTCATAGTTTTGTTTTTTAACGACATCAAGTTTTTCTTGTTTAATGTCATGAGCTTGTTCTTTTAACTTCTCAATTATTTCGGGCATCTTCACCTCAACCTGACTTCTTGCTCCAACCTCATCAATAATATCAAACGCCTTATCGGGGAATTCTCTATCTGTAATATATCGTTCTGCTAAATCAACACATAGTGATAAGATTTCGTTAGAATATGTTACTTTATGATAATTTTCGTATCTCTCTTTACTGTGTTGTAAGATTTGAATTGTTTCCTCTTTTGTTGCGGAATCAACAATTACCTTTTGGAATCGTCTTTCTAACGCCCCGTCTTTTTCAAAATTCTTACGGTATTCGTCTAAAGTTGTTGCGCCAATACATTGGATTTCTCCCCTTGCAAGGGCGGGTTTAAAGATATTCGACGCGTCCATTGAGCCTGAGGAATTACCTGCACCAACGATAGTATGTATCTCATCAATAAATACAATGATACTTGGAGCGTTTTGTAATTCTTCAATAATTACTTTCATACGTTCCTCAAATTGTCCACGATATTTTGTCCCCGCAACGATTGAGGTCATATCTAAAGAAACAATTCTTTTATCCATTAAATTCCTTGGGCAGTCTCCGTTAAAAATTTTAATCGCCAAACCTTCAACAATCGCGGTTTTACCACAACCTGGCTCACCAATAATAATTGGGTTGTTTTTTTTCCGTCTTGAAAGGATTTGAGCAATTCTCGTTATTTCTCTCTCTCGACCGATTACAGGGTCTAATTTACCTTCTTCGGCTAATTTAATTAGGTCCCTACTAAAGTTATCTAAAACAGGTGTGGCAGAATTGCCAACACTTCCTTTATCTTTATTAGGTTCTGTACCATCTTTTGATTCTATCATGTAAGTGTTTTTTTTAAATATAATCTTTAAATTGGTAATTTCAACTCAAACAACTTTATATTTATAAGTATGGATATGATGAAACATTATACAAAGTACATCACAACTTTAAGAGCTGATGAGGACCTTTTAGAAACCTACCGTAATTTAAGGCGAGCGTTTCAAAGGGAAGGATGGACTCAAAAAGACTTGGAGAGACCACCTAACTACCCAAATGATATCATGAGAAACTACCAAAAATTTAGTTCTTTACATTCAAAATTATTTCATGAATTAAAAAGTTTCTTCCCATCTATTGACCACAATGAGTTTGTCAAGTATCTTGAAGATAAAATGATATTAATCGATATAGAAATACCTTTAGAAAATGGCAATAAAGAAAGAACAGATAATCGGGACCAAGATTATTAATGAGATAGATTCAAGTAATCTAACAAAAACGGAATATGATACCGAAAGTAAAAAACTAATAATTGAGTTTAAAAACGGTATGAAATATGAATACGATGAAGTCCCCCATCAATTGTACACTCAGTTTAGAATGTCCGAATCACAAGGAAAATTCTTCAGTACTAAGATTGCAAAAACATTTAAATATAAAAAACTGTAACAAATTGAATTACTCAAATATTTATTTTTGATGAGTAATCTAAAAAGTATTTTAAATAGTTTTCATTTAAAGGATGAATTAAATCCAAAGATTTGGAAATCGTCAGGAAATGACGAAAAAACGATGAGTCCTAAAGTTAG